CCCCTTTGGCTCCGGCTCCGCCTCCGCGATTGCCAGACTTACCTCCTCCTCCTCCGTGTTTTCGGTTGGGTGCGTTGTTTTGGGACATATGCGTAAGTGTTGTATGGATAACTCAATAGATGAATCAAGGTTTTATCGTAGAATAGAAAATATAAGCGATTTCAATTTTTATATATTCTGTGGTTCATCCAATACATACATACATAAGCTATGTCTCCTTGGTATTGTCATCCGCATCCGTATCCGCACCACCATTCAAAATGTGTTGAACGACGTGCTGAATCAATGGAGACGGTACCGCGTTTCCAATTTGGGTGACTTGTTGTTTCCAGTTGCCAACAATTTGATAGTCAGCAGGGAATCCTTGTATTTGTTTTAATTCATCAGGCAACAACACGCGTAAGAAGGAACCAGACGGGTTGCGAATAGGGACAAAGAAACGGGGTTGATGGTCATAGCTACAAATGACCGTTTTACAGCATTGGCGAATATCCACAATCTCGCAATGAATGGGGCTAATACGTTTGCCAAAAGAAAACAAATGGTCGTGTGTTTTGCCACCGTAAGACAATCCGTCTCCACTGGCAAAGACCTTGCTAACCAAATACGGATGCGCGCCATTGTTGTCTTGATAGGTTTCGTGGTCATCCATGTTCGTCAAGATACAGTCTTCGGGAATACCTTCAAAGAGGGCATCATCAACCTTCAAGGTGCTGGACATATCATAACGAACAATGTTCCGCAAATTTGGATTATCCAAGGTAGGTTCAGGGAAAGAAGGTTTCCAATGAATTTGTTTTTCTTCATTGGGCAAGGTTCCCACGATAATCAATCGTTCGCGTTTTTGTGGAACGCCATAATCGTCGGCGCGTAACACTTTGTATTGAATGGAGTAGCCTAATTGTTGGAATTCGCTAACAATAACATCAATATAAGGTTCTCCCGAAGTAGTTTTGCGGGAAAGCAATCCTTTAACGTTTTCGCCAATAATAAGGGAAGGTTTAACCAAGCGTGTGACACGTAAGAATTCGCGAAACAATGTATTACGAGGGTCATCGTCCATTTTCTTGCCGGCATTGCTGAATCCTTGGCAATTATGTACAACGCAATTCTCGACAATATAACTGTTATCATGTTCTACTTCAAAGTTATAAACGCAAGTATCTTCCAAAACATCTTGTAGAATAGTAGATGGGGCATACCATACGTATCCGTCTTCAATAAAAGAAGAGCAAGGGCGTTTCTTGTCCAAGATACCAGAAACACAATAGGTATTGTGATGACATACCACTTGTCCTTGAATGATGGTTTCGCGAGGACGAACGGTTTTATGAATACTGAAAATGTGCCCTAATTTAAGGTATAGACGTTGAATACCAAGGGCAAGTGAATAGGAAACAGTGGTATAAGAAACAACATCATTATTTTGAATACAGCCGTCCGCAGCCAAATAGCCTTCCAAGAAGGATTCAATGAAGTGAATAGGAGCGTCTTGAACCCATTCAGGAATGAATTTGCCGTGTGCATATTTGCCGAACATTTGAAAAACGTGATACCATACAAAGTTCGAGCAACCGTATTTTTTACACGTACCATCGCTTGATTTTTTATCTGTAATGGGAAGAATACTGGAAATGCGGGAACAAATGTATTCTTCATCTTTACGCGTAATGGCAAATCGTATTTTATGCATGGGTCGTCCATTGGGTTTTTTGGTATCTTCAATCCATCCATTACCAACAAAGTAGCCAAGTAAGAACCATTGATCATTGTTATTCAGAATGATGTTTTTATCAACCGCCGCATACGCATTTGTTTTTTGATGAAATACGAATTGAGGAATCGAGCATTCTTGATTAATAACCATACCAAAGTAGTCATTCAAGGAAAGTTGAGACGCGGGTTTCCACGTAGGGGTAGAAAAAGAGTTGACATTACGTTTGACAGACGCGTCCCAGACGCTGGTCTTATTGCGGACAAAGAACGGGTGTTCAGAAGTACATGTAATGTTATTGGCGTGGTGTTTAATGCGAATATGAAAAGAAGTGCCGTTGTATTTTTTCGTTTGTATATTAATGATTTTTTGAAATGCGTGGTTATGAGTAAGCAACGTATCTTCAAGAGAAACGCATTCAATGGGGACATAGCCTCTCCTTGTAAGAACGGGTGTTCCAGCAACAAAGCACGGGAAACCGGCAAAGAGAATATCCACTGTATTCGCGTATTGTAAAAAGGTGGCATCAGGTATTTTGGTAATATCCGTTATTCCATTTTCATCAATACGTTGGCATTCGGGAAAGTTAAGGTCATGGGATTGACAAAACAGTGGATTAAGTTCATTGTAAGCAACCATTTTCCCTCCGGCATTTTGCATTCCTAAGGAATCGCCGCCAAGACCAGAGAAAAGACTCATACAAGAAGGAGTGAATGTGGGTTGTTTGGCAGACTCTTTTGGGGTAGTCTTTTTAACAGTTTTTTTTCTGGGCGTAGCAGTAGTAGATGTATTGCTGGACATGTATAATATCTACTATATATGAATGAGGAAATGCCTATATCATTAAAAAAACATTAAATAGGAAAATATTGAATATTTCATTAATCCAGCAATCACCACAAATTATACCCTCACAAATTAGAAGTAGGCGTAATAAATATATTATATCAAAAATATATATATGTCAGAAGAATTAGTTGCAGGAAATCCTCCAACAGAAGAAAATAAAGTTGTGGTATCTTTTTTAGGTGAAAATTTTTTAGCGGGTAATGTAGTAGACTTAGGTGTACATTTGTTGGATAAGAAAATAATAGATACTAAAAATATTGATTGCGAAAAATATGAAGATATAACAAAATATACTTTTGAAGAAAACGGGTTTCAAACAGTTACATTTGATGAAGAAATGATGAATAAACTAAAAGGATTGTATGAAATATCGGAAAATTTAACTCCTACCGAAAGGATCGATATGGAGGAGGACCCTCAAATACAAGAATATATAAATATATTACAAGAATGGATAAAAAGTAAATATACAGAGTTAACTGGTGAAACAGATATAATAGCTGTGTGTAGTAGGCATTTAATTATGAGAATAGCAGGTTGCGATGAAAGTTCTTGTCAAATACCAGGTAATCCGTTAATGCATCTAGACTATATAAGTTTTAAAGCAACATATGATAGACAGTGTCTGGAACAAGAACAATATACATATCCGACAGAGTGTCCTGGGTTCGAAGATATGATAGATGTAGTTAATATTTGGTTTCCAACTTTCGAAGTGCAAGATTGGCCATTAGGATTTATTGATATAGATAGTGTGGAAATAAAAGATTATGTACCTATAGAACTAGTGGTTGGTTCAAAATCAAGTTCATTAAGATATAAAGAAGGATTAAAAGTAATATATAAAGATAGCATGCAACCGTCAGAAGTATATCTATTTAGATCAGCAACAAAAGATTCATCAAAAAAAGGTGTAATTCATGGTTCTTTTCGAATAACTGATGAACCAATTCAGAGAAAATCAATAGAATTGCGTTGTTGTATTTTTAAGAATAATAAATTGGTTGGTGGAAGAAAAAAAAATAAAACAAAAAGACCAAAAAAGTATGTAAAAAAGGTAACACAAAAAAGAAGATATAAAAAACATTAAATAGGAAAATATTGAATAGTTTATAAAAATTGAAATACTTTCTTTGTTGATTCGGAAGCATAATTAATTCAATAAAATGGACGTTGTTCAAGAGCAAAATACTGTAATTCCTCCAAGGTCGAACACTACGCGTGTAGTAGTTGTAGAAAATAGCAATATGGATGTAGTTGTAGAAAATAGCAATATGGATGTAGTTGTAGTTGTAGAAAATAGCAATATGGATGTAGTTGTAGTTGTAGAAAATAGCAACATGGATGTAGTCGTAAGTGAATACCAATAGAAAATAGAAAATAGAAAAAAAAATATGATTCAACACACTTGAATTATATTTTTTATCGGACAAACGCATCGGGTTGTTCATCTTCATCTTGTTTTTTCAAATACGCGTCTTCTTGACGTTGTAATGAAAAAAGGACAACATAGCAACCCATTAGAACAGTAAGTAATACGAATGTAACGGCAATACTTTGTAAGAAACTCCCTTTGATGCCTTTAAAGAGGGTAAACGTAGCTAATTTATCTTTAATCGTCTCACTCCATGTAGCACCCAATACAATGGCAATCGCAAGTGCAATATGATGGTAAATATCTTTAAAGGAAATGAATTCTTCCATAGCTATATAATAACGAAATAAAAAAGAGCCAGCAAAAGACTTATGCGTAAGGGTCAATACCATTGGCAGTCAAAATGTCTACTAAATAAGCAACCTTAACAGGATTAAATCCTTCACCCGCAACAGGCATACCGTAAATCATAATATAATAATTAAACACATTGGCAAGTTTAAATGTTTGTGTCAAGGCAAGAGAACTGGTATTGGTAGTGGTGGAAACCTCGTCAACATTAACGGCATTAATCAAGTCTTGTACTTGGGATTCCAAGGTAGATTTATCAACTTGTAGCAAGACGTTTTCACCATAGAGCGTATATAAGTTAATAGACGCTTGCAATGTATCTTCGGCAATGCGTAATAATACAGCAATTTCTTCATTGGTGTTATTGGCAATTTCATCTTGGACGGCAGTCAATAGAGTGGTGTATTGGGTATAACTATTCGAAATGTTTTCGTATGCTTTATTGGCGGCATTGGAACTGTATAAGGTTTCAATCAAACTAAGAACATTGGCAAATGTAGAACTGATAATATCAGAAGAAGTTTGCGTAGTACCTGTCACTGCATATTCAATGGGGTCAATAAGAGACCGTGAGTCTTTACAATGATTCACTTTGCTGGTAAATAGCGATTTACTGGTAGCGGGCATAGTTATAAATACAGTAGAAGTTCTCAATAGGCAATCATAAACAAACATTTGGAAGGGTCAATGACTTTTGTTTGTAAAGTAGTCTTTGTAAGTTCCGTATCTAAAGTATAATTGTATTGTCGCAAGAGACCATATAAATAAGCAATGTCGTTCGTTCCTAAAAAATGTCCTTCATCGGGGTGTTGTAATACTTGCGTGCAGCTATGTGTATAATCGCCTTGGAATACGCTGCGTTTGGGGAAAGCTTTGCGGACAACCAGCTGCGATAAATCCGTGGTAACGTCACCTTCCACTACGATAACTTTTTGGTATTGGTTAGAAATCAATTGAGTTTGTAAATAGAAAAACAACATACAAACGGAAAACATAATATAAAGCACAAAAAATATAAAGAAACCTCGCTAATACAATATGGAAACGGGGATGCCATAAAGAACCCAAACAGGAGTCTTGGAGAAACCAAACAAAAATGGTGAAAATAAAATCAAAACCATAATCAAATCACCAAACAAAAACAAAAAACAAACAAAAAAGGGGTTTCACACTTATAAAGCGAGGAAGGGGGCTTATAAGAAAAAATGGCTCCTATAGTGTAGTGGTTATCACTTTAGACTTTGAATCTAAAAACCCCGATTCGAATTCGGGTAGGAGCTATGTTGCTTGGTTAGCTCAGTTGGTTAGAGCGCGAGACTGTTAATCTTGAGGTCGTAGGTTCGAACCCTATACCGAGCGAACAAAAAAACAAAAAACAAAAAAAAATAACTTAACACAAACTATGTTAAGTTATTTTTTATTTTTCATTATCAACTATCAACAAGGTGTTTTTACAAAGTCCCTTGTGCTATCATACAGTTCACAAGTAAATAGGCTATCTGCCAAACAACAATCGGTAATGACTTCTTCACTGAGTTTATATTGTAGGAAGATTTCATCATTGTTTATTTTGGGTCCAGGATACAAATCAAAAGCTTTTAAATACATACTGGGAGGTATCCATACTTGATAACCATCATGATATACTAATTCAGACACGGGAGTATAAGATAATAAATTCTCGCCATATTTTTCATAAGTACATCTTTTGTCTCCAAATGGAATTTTGAAGATGACCCGGCTGTTGTCAAGGTCGACTTCTGAAATTTCGTAAAACTCCAAATGCCTCTTCGTAGCCCACGAAGAAGAATCAGGATATTGCAACAACACTGTTTGTCCTTTTAGTTTTTGAAAGTCAGTAATAATTCTATCCCGACCCCTTTTTTTCAATAAAAGAGGAACAAACCGTTCAAGTTCGTCCAAGATGGTTGTATCTTCAATGGCAGGATAAAGCAAGTCGCGATCTAAGAAACTATTGCGACGAGAATTACTCATATCAATGGAGCTATGAAAATTCGATTGGATGGCAATAGCCATTTCGTTAGAATATTCGTAGAAGGATTGAGGATAATCGGTCATGGTTTGGTTTGGTTAAGGTATTGAAGGGAATACATCGAGAAAAACCTTTCAATTTTAC